TCATACTTTCACTCCCTTCTTATCACATAACTCTGGTTTATCTCTAAAATCACACCACCTACAATTCTTCTTTGAAGGTTGTTTATTATAAGTATAACTGGTTTGATATTCTCCATCATCTGTGAAACAGTCGTCTATGAAATTTTTAAGTCTTAAATTCACCTTATTTATAGATGGTTTACCGTTTGCTGGTGAAAATGTTTGTATTCTTTTTTGTGGAAAGTCTGTATTTTCCCACAACTTTCTCTTTACTATAAAATATTCAACTTCTATTCTATCTAATGGTACATCAAACTGTTTAGAATAAAACTGTTTATATAACAATAACTGATCTGTTTTATTCTTATCTGCTTTCTGATATTTGTTCCATCCATGAGTTGCTGTCTTTATATCAATAATCTTAATTCTGTTTCTAACGGTGTCTTTTATAATTAAATCAATAAACCCACGAAATTTGATATTCTTATCCATACCATAATCAAGTTCTGTTTCAATACCAAGTAACTCATATCCTCTCTTACTGAAATACTGATTTCGTTTCTTTTTAAAGAAATCTATTATTTTTACTCCGTCTGAATAAAATTCTACCATATCACCCTTAGTACAAAACTCCACCCCACCATTTTCTTTCACAATTTCTAAAAAGTTTGTCTTTAATCTATCTTCCAACATCTCATCTAAATAGAGTTGGTCGGCCTCCTTAATACTTTTCGTATACATCACCCTCAAATATTCTTGTAGAACTTCATGCATGCTCGTGCCAAATAAAGTGTATATATTATCAGTAAATTCTGTTAGTTTATCTACATAATTAAGTTTCCACATATAAGGACATTTATCCCACTGTGAAAATTGGCTATACGATATGGACTTTTTCTTAGACATAGTAGATCTTACGAATTTTTAATGTAAAAGTCAAGACAATTTATTCTTAACTGATTCTTTTGGTAGTGCCCCTACAAACCTATCTACTTCTACTCCATTCTCTTCAATCACCGTAGTCGGTACTGAACGAACTCCGTATTGAGAAGCCAATGATTGATTCTCATCTACATCAATAAATTGTATTGAATGTCCTTCTCCTGCTACTTCATTCATAACTGGTTTAAATGCTTTACACGGACCACACCACGTGGCTGTAAAATATTTTGCTGTTCTCATAACTTGTCTCCCCAAGTTGTCCAGAGTAAGTCTGCGATTGTATCCGCCACCATATCTGAATACCTATCATCTACACTATGTAAATCTGATATGTAATGTCCAAATAAATGTCGGGCCTGATATACAGGCTCACAATCCATTTTCTCTGGGTCTGTGTTTATTCTTACTTCATTAAGTGGGTCTGTATAATCACACGGGTCTGTATCTAATGCCGGTCTGATTATTGTTGGTTGTGGTATTTTATAAGTATTACATAACCTCATAAACTCAGATTCCACCATTTTATACTTACTTTCTATTTGCATTACTATTCCCAAATCCTTGCTAATCTACGAATGAAACCTAAAGTAGCTCCGAACCCAAATGCTATTCCTGCTATTTGTAACTCACCTAAATACATTGCTATTGAAGCTAATAAATATGATGTAAATCTGAATACACCATATATTGAAAATTCATTCTGTGAATTTAGTTTTTCTTTTCTTGTCATTTATTTACCCCATTTACCATTTTTTACGATTGTGGCCATTATTCCATAGTTGGATACATCAAGAAATGCATCTTCTAATGGTTCATCTTTAACTGCACTTTCTCGATTGTTCATCAATAAAGTTTTAACTCTTTGCAATTTATCATTCATTCTGAACCATAAACCTGTAAGTGATAGTTTCACTTCTTCTTTAGTTTGTAATTGTGTTCCAACTGAAATGTTACCTGGTCCGTAATCATGTTGTTTATGTAAGAACAATTCATATTGTTCTCGTTGTAACCTACGAAACTCTGCTGTCATCTGAGGCCATTCTTCTTCCATTTGTTGAACAACGGGTTTATCATCTGACAAAATTTCATATGTCATTTTTTTATTTGATTCTTTTATTGGTTTTGACATTTTCTTTCCTCATTTTTTTATTCTGTATATGGTGTTTTTACTCGATTCTTTTAATACATCAGGCATAACATAACTCCTTTATAACATTCTCAAATGAATTGACCATCGTTTGAGATGAGAGATGTTCTTCTGCTAATTTTCTATTAACATCACCCATTTTACAATCATATCTCTTTATCATATTAATCATATCATTTTTATTATCTATATAAATTTTCTCTGCCCAACCACAACAGTTCCTATATAATATTTTTTTGAAATTATTTTTATCAACCCATCCATCTGAAAGTCCACCATTAACATTAGAACTTATTCCAACCGTTCTTAATTCGTTCTTGTTTTTAGGACTGTTATGACCAAATACTAAAACAGGTTTACCCATTGACATGGCTTCATATACACTTCTCCCATATCCCATAACAAAATCCGACTCTCTAATTTTTTTTGTAACATCTTTCTCTATTACTTCCCAACAATCTAATTTTATATTTAATTCTTCACATGCCTCATATACAAACTCTTGTGGTTTAAATCTATTATGATATAAACATTTTTTTGGTATTTTATTTAATAATTTATTACTCTTAAACTTATTTAAATCTATACCATTTAAAATAAACATATTTGCTCCTAAACAATAACTAGACCGTCCAGATACTGTTATATGTTTATCATGAGGAAAATAAGGAATAGAACTATTTACCATACTGCTGTGACTTACAAATATTGTATTTTTACCTATTCTTTTTGCAATATCTTCTTGATTTGTATGGTGTAACAAAACAACATCATACTTTTTATTAAAAATTGGATGGCCAGACAGAGGTCTCTGTTCCAATGAAAAAATAACATTGGCATACCGACTAACATCTTTAACATATTCTCGATTTGAAATTGAATCAGAATCTTCATTAAAAAAAATTATATCAATATTAAACTTATTCAATCCCTTTATTAATTCATATGCCCAAGTAGTTACTCCCGTATAATGATTGATGGCCAATATAAATAATATATTTATCCTCATATTTATTTTACTTCATCTACTATACCGTATTCTAAACATTCTTCCGAAGTCAAATATGTATCTTGTTTAGAAACTTCTTCCCAAAAATCTTGTGTCTTTTTTGTAACATCACCTAAAATACGATTTATATTTGTTTGTAATTTTTTCATATGGTCGGCTCCTTTTATCACATCTGAAGTTTTACCAACTTCAAACGCCGAACCTTCATGAACCATAACCGTTGAGTTTTGAGTCATTGTTCTTTTACCTGTTCCACATGCCAATATTACTGCAGCTGCTGACATACAGGCCCCTACACAATGAGTATTTACTTTTATTGGTAACGAATTGAAATAATCAATCGTTCCTAACATGGCGTAAACATCTCCACCATAAGATGAAACAACTAAATTTACATCTTTCTTTCCACCACTATATTCAATGAAATTATCAAATCTTGTCATGACGGAATATAATTGATCTGTATCTATTTCATAAGTTAAATACATAGTATTACTACCTAAATTGATACCCCATTCTAACTGTTTGAATAGTATTTGTGTTTTTGTATCCAATCCTGGCATATCTGCATAATGTACTTTCAATAACCTTTCCAGGTCACGTTGTTCTGACATACTTTCTCCTATTTTTTAAAGACGAATATTGGTTCATATTTATAACCTGCACCCATCACACTTGATAATGTTAATTGTAATGTATCTTCTTGGGTAAAACCCAACTCTTTTGAAATCTTTACTGTTTGTTCTTCTATAAATTTATACTTTGGTGTGTTTGCGATATTGTATAACATATAACCGCCTTCTTTTAATCCGTAATAACAATTCTCTATAGTCTTTTTTAAAAACCCATTCACCCACTCATCTCCAGTAGGGAACTTTTTATAACTTTGTGTGGACTCATCGGAATACTTTTCCGTGTCGAAATAAGGTGGTGAAGTAAAACACAAATCAAGAGATGATTTGTCTGGAAGATATTCTTCACTTCCTTGTTTATATATATCAACTTTTTTGTTAATATAATCAAATTCTTCGCTCATTTGCAATAAACCTTCGTAGGTCTTTGTAGATGGTTCAGTTCCTATGTAATGTTTGGTATTAGATGATGAAAGGAATCCAAGTAACCTTCCACCCCAACCACAACTCATATCCCATATTACTCCATCTCCACCAAACTTCTCGTAGATTAGTTTTGCCGCTGTCGGTCTGAAATTGGATACTGCTTGGACACCTGAATATAACTTCAAAGATTGTCGTAGTCTATTTTCGTGGAACTTGTTTCTCTCTCCGTTTGGGTCCTCACCTTTATAATGTTTCTGTTCCCAATTCCAACACTTTGTAATAACTGACTTGAATATCTTATCATCATTGAATGCTTGCATCGGTGATGTTCTTGAATGTCCACATTGAACTGACCAAAAATGTGGAAAGTATGACCAAGCTAATCTCAAACAATGCATAGTCTGGACTATCTGATTGTCAATGAATATTGTATCAACATCAAACTTTTTGAGTTTCCTCATATGTTCGTGTTTTTCATCTTCACGAATTGTGTAGTGTGGGAATCCATGACGCCTGTAATAATCGAATATGACATCTACACCATATTCTCTATCTACTACATCTATTGAATTTGTAACCCTTTCGAACTCTAAGTCCTTTTCATCTATATCAATGAACTTACCGAGAGTTTCATAATTTACTCTTGTCATTAGGGTAGATTTAGTTTCTTGATTTCCTTTGGTTCTACTCCGAATTTTTGGAGTATAGTTTTGAGGTTAGCCTTGTTCTGTTCGGTTGCATAAAATACTTCTAAATATTCATATGCTTCTTTAAGGCTTGATTCATAGTATTTTGCTACTATTTCTAATAACCACTTTTCATGTTTCATCTTCTTTTTTCCTTTAACATACTTTAACCATTCTTTCTTCTTTGGGAGAACATTGGTGTATAACTTGTATAACTCTTTTGGTTTAAGATTGTATCTCTGAATTTCATTTACTACATCAACATATTCCATCTTCATAGATAGAAATCTATGTATCATATAGTTAGACCACTGCTTCTTCTCTGTTTCATTTAGAGAATCCCAATAACCTTTGGTCTGTTTTTGTGTAATGTGTGTAACGTGGTCGAATAGACCTTTATTTTTCATATTTTAATACTTTTATTTTTGTGTGGAAAATCAACATCAGGAATTTCTTTATCTAAAAATTTACACAACTTTCCCCAGCCATCCCCATTATCGCATATGTTCATATTTAAATAGTTAATATTATTCTTAAACAATAGACTTATATTGCTATCATGTTTAAATTCTGTCCGTCCTTTGATCCATTGTTTTTGATAATCTGGATAATTCTTAAACACTTCTTCATCACCAATCCCTAACCAATTCCAATGATCAAAACTACCTTGTTTTAACCTCTTAACTTTATCTTGTAAAACGGCCTCTACATAATCATCTAAATTTCTTGTTAGACTGATGTATTTAGCGTCTGGATATTCATGTACAATATGACTAAAAACTGTAGGTTCATAAATAGGATAATCCAAATAACAATCATACCAATCTATACCAGTCAGTATATCTCTTTGCATATGTAAATTATATTGAAATACATACATATTGTTTTTTAATAAACCACCACGAGTATGTAATACTTTATAACCAAGAATAGTTAAAGCTTTTTCTAAGCTCATAGTTCCAGTTTTATTATAACCAAAAACAAAAATTTTATTACTCATAACCTTCTCTTTTTTAAGAATGAACTAAAATATCATTTACATAAAATAAATCATCTCCACCAAGATCAACTGCATAATAAGTTTCATCAGATATAGCATAAGTATTTGATGTAATTGAAATATCTTCTCCTGATGAACTTACAAATTTGGCATCAGAGTAAATTTCAGAAGGTACTGTAAATCGATATTCATTGGGGCTAGATAACCACACCTTTGGGACCTGTTTAACTGGCAATCTGCCATAATTATCTGGTAATTTATATTTGTTATTTACATAATAGTATGCAGGTATAGTTTTTGAATCAATATCTATAACACGAGAACCTGTAATTGATCCAGATATTGAACCTGAAGTCCAAATTGTATGATCATTACTTTGTGGATTTAAACTACCAATACTCAAAGCCTTCACATTATCACCAATAACTAAATCCTGTACTTGTTTGGTTGAACCATCAAACATAGATATGGTACTACCACTTGATGCTATATGACGATATTGTATTGAAGGTACAATTTCCCATTTTCTAAAGTCATCACTTGAAGATGGAATTAATCTATGAGAACATTGTTCAGCTCCCAAATCTATTATACCATCATGGCTGTGTAAAAATACTTGAGTGTATTCATAGTTATATGAAAAATTAGGTCTATCATCACTACCACTCCCTATAATATATTTTTCAAAATATGGATAATAACCAAAATAAGAACCATCTTCATAAGACTGACTTAAATCGTTAAATTGATCAGATTCATACGAATAAAAACCTAACTTACCACCTAATAATCCCCTATCAAATTGTTGTCGTTTAATAACATAATCTGGGTAAGTACTATTCGGTGTACAGGAATCAGGATCAAACTCATCAATCATTAATGATGCGGATGGGGACCTCTGAAGTATATTTCTAAAATTTATTTTATTATAAGACCCACTTGATAATGGTTTTAATTCAGGATATTTGTATGGTGAACTCACAAACAAAGTATACTCATTAGACCCAGATTTAATTTGCCAATTAGACTCTCCCCCACTATATGATCCTGTTCCTTGAAATACACCATGATAACTATAATCTTGTTCTAAAACTAATGAAGATGAAATATTATGTTCTGCAACACTTGAACTCAGTTTATTATAAAATGATAAAGATGGGTTTTGTGCCTCGTCATCATAATATACCCCATAAACATAAAGAGTATCAATATTTTGTGTAGATAAATAAGATGATAATCCATTAACCTTTGGGGCTATCGGTGCGTCATAGCAACACGCACAATTAGTATTAAATTCATATATTTTTACATCACCAGATCCACTCTCAATAGTAAAATCATATCCAGCAATCATCCCAACTTTATAATCTGGCCAACCACCTGCACTTGCAGTAATATACTGACTAACATCTTTTAGACTCTTTGTAACTTGTCCTGATAAATTAACAGAACTATATGAATAATTTAATGCCAT